GCAGATGGGTCGGTTGTTTTGTAACGGATCCGTTCATCCCGGCGATCACTTTATTTTTACTGATGCTTGGCACCCGGGTATTATAAACTTAAAGTACATGAGTGAGCTGCTGGGTATTCCAGTGGTTACACATGGCTTATGGCATGCTGGCAGTTATGATCCGCAAGACTTCTTGGGTCGACTTGTTGGAGATAAACCTTGGGTAAGGCATGCAGAAAAAAGTTTCTACCATGCTTTTGATCACAACTACTTTGCCACAGACTTTCATATTCACATGTTTTACGAAAACTTGATCCAACCAGATCCGGATCGTAAAGTAAGTATGTATAAGACTGTATTTGACGATACGTTATTCAACAACAAGGTTGTACGCACAGGCTGGCCCATGGAGTATATGACTGATACTCTGCTCATGTACAAGAATATGCCCAAGCGTGATCTTATCTTGTTCCCGCATCGTATTGCTCCGGAGAAGCAGGTTGAGATTTTCCGTGATTTAAAAGAACACTTGCCACAATATGAATTTGTTGTTTGTCAAGATCAACAGTTAACAAAGAATGAATATCACAACTTGTTAGGCGAAGCAAAACTGGTATTCAGTGCAAATCTACAAGAAACCCTAGGCATTAGTTGGTACGAAGGTGCTATAGTAGGTGCAATTCCTATGGTGCCAGATAGACTCAGCTATAGTGAAATGGCCATAGACACATTTAAATATCCCAGCAAATGGACAGAAAGCTTTGATGCGTATACAGTATATCGTCCAGATATTTGTAGAGAAATAATCCAGCACATGGATAATTATGAAACCCGTTTGCCTAGCCTAAATAAACAGGTAGCTATACTACAAGAAAACTTTTTTAGTTGTAATAAACTATTAGAGATGTTAAAATAATATAATATATGTCATCCACGACATTAACTCGGAGAAACAAAATTGACAGATAAAAAAGAAACAGCACTGGACGCAATGTACGGTGATAGTGGTTATCAAGAAGGCACAGCACATAACTACTTGGGTTTTGTGATGAAACGTGATAAGAAACGGTTCTGGGCTGGAGACAACATCAGTGAATACATTGATGACAAAATGAAAGAACAACTAATTAACGAAACAACTCTAGCTTTTGAGAAAGTATTAGATTGTTTACTAATAGATCGCGAGAACGATCCTAATAGTAAAGGTACAGCACGTAGACTTGCCAAGATGTACTTTAATGAAGTAATGGCAGGAAGATATGAAACAGCACCAGACGCAACAGCATTTCCAAATGATACAGAGGACCGTTACGAAGGTATGCTGGTGGTTAGAAGTGAGCTTCGTAGTATGTGTAGTCACCATCATCAACCTGTATCTGGGGTCGCTTATATTGGGATTATCGCCGCCAACAAACTTATTGGCTTATCTAAGTACACTCGCATTGCTCAGTGGTGTGCCCGTCGCGGTACACTACAGGAAGAGCTCTGCAACGACATTGCCCGCGAAATAATGAAATCCACAGACAGCGAAAATGTAGCTGTCTATATTCAAGCCATCCACGGATGTTGTGAAAACCGTGGAATTATGGCACATAGTTCACTAACACAGACCACAGTATTGAAAGGATCATTTAAAGATGATCCGCACACAAAGAAAGAGTTCTTTGATAACATTAAACTACAACAAGAATTTGCGCCGAGGTAATTATGAGTGACGGTGGAAAAGGAAGTAAACCAAGACCATTTAGTGTAAGTCAAGATGAATTCGCTAATAGTTTTGAAAAAATATTTGGTAAGAAGGATAAAGACATGCAGGTAAGAGTTAAAGAAAATACAGAAGAATTCGGTACGTGCGGGTGTGGTCGAAGCCCTACTGGCAAGTGTTGTGGTTGGCATGGGCTATCAGAAGAAATGTACCAACATCAAAAAATGTTGTGGATGGGGGATCAACTACGTCAAGATGCTGAACTAGAAGAATATCAAAAACAAGCACAGGAGATTTGGAATGATAGTTGCACCGCACCTAGAAAGGAACAAAAATGAATACCGCCAAAGAACATACAGACAATTTAATATTTCGTATGAAAAATCTACAGGAATTTATTGTAGAGCGTGACTGGGAACTGATCCCAGCAGGTGTTGTAAAATATGATATACAACACACTGTCGGTGAGCCTGCTCGTATCTTTGTACACGCCCTAACACAAGAAGAAGCTGAACGACAAGTCGACGATTGGTTTGGTGAAGGTGTAGAATGATTTTAGTAGCGACTTGGATAACGGTTGGATTTTTCTCTGCTATAGGTTGGTACGGAGCTAACCAATTTGTGATTGACCCTTATTTTCCAGAACCAAAACAAAAAATCGAAAGAAAAAATGATCAAACCACTACGTGATGACCTAATGGTACAACAACAGGTATATGATGCCTGGCAACATTTTGTTGGCGTTATTATGCTTAACCAAACTGGGCGTAAAGCAGTAAAAACTACATTACCTGAATTTCTATATTGGTTTCCTACAGCATTAGCACTTTTACATGCAGAAGAAGAGTTTGTCAAAAGCATAATCCAACCCTTAGGAATGGTTAATGTGCGTTATAATCGTCTAATTAGAATGAGTCAAAACTACTTGACTTGGGACGGAAATGATGCTACAATGTTATATGGCATTGGAAAATACGGGAGCGACAGCTATGAAATTTTTTATAAGAACAATTATAGTGTAACGCCCACAGATAAAGAACTGATAAGATATCTCAAGGAAGAAGTTAATAATGTTTTTGAAACTGCTTGAAAGACTAGGTCGAAAGCGCATCATTTATGATCGTGTTAATAACGAACCGTATCTAGAACGGTACTATCTGTTCCTTAAAGAAAGAAATCGTTTTCCATTTAACGTATTTTTACATAAATTCCTCAAAGGTGATCCAGACGATGTGCATGATCATCCTTGGCCCTATGCTACACTAATACTCAAAGGTGGTTACTATGAATACACTCCTAATTTTGAAGATGGCAAAATGGTTGGAGAGACTAAGCATTGGCGTGGTCCTGGTCACTTCCGTATTTGTGGTTCTAATAGCTATCATCGTATCGAGCTTAGGCCTGGAATAACTGCCTGGACATTGTTTATGCCGGGCCCCCATAAACGTGAATGGGGATTTTTAGTCAACAACAAATGGATACAACACGAACAGTATCTCAAGGACAGAAATGAACAAACTCAAAATCAACCAGCATGAGGTAAATGGGTTAGTCGGCAAGATTTGTAGAGAGCTTGCTACAGGAACGTGGCGACCCGATTATATCGTAGGCATTACTAGAGGCGGATTAATTCCTGCTGTAATGATCAGTCAATATTTTAACATTCCATTGCATACGTTGAGTGTAAGTCTACGTGACTCCGAGATTGGTCCTGAAAGCAATCTCTGGATGGCTGAAGATGCACTAGGTCCGCTGTCCAAGAATCGTATAGTTGATAACGATAATACTTTTAAAAACATTCTAATTGTAGATGACATCAACGATCAAGGTACTACACTCAATTGGATCATGCAGGATTGGCCAAGTGGTTGCTTTCCAGATGATCCGGCTTGGGAAGAAGTGTGGAATAACAATGTTAAATTTGCTGTGTTAGTGGATAATCTTTCCAGCAAGTGTGATGTTAAGATGGATTATGTTGGTATGGAAGTTAACAAAGCCGAGAACGATGTATGGATTGATTTTCCTTGGGAAGATTGGTGGACCAAATGATTGATACACAGATCAAAGTACATTGTACAGATGCAGGTAAAGATTTTGACATGCATGTACTAGGTTACAAGCCTAAAGCATTTCTAGAAGTTGCATTTCAAACTATTAAACTTCGATTATCTTACGCCGAACGTACACGAGCATTTGTTGGCAGCTTGGGCGGGCGGGAGTTTGTTATTCGAGAAGACGATCTTCCTAAAGAAAAACAGGAGTACAAACGATGAACCTGCATTATTCATTAGACGATGCTCGTGACGCAGGTGATGCCCCATGGGACAATGTTGTACAAGACGACTTTCATGTGGTTGTTTTTAAAGATAAGTATCCTGTAACAGAAGGACACTTGCTGTTTGTACCTAAATACTCAGCCGTAGGGGTTATTGAAGATTGTTTTGCTGATGCACTTAGACTCGGTCAAGAAAAAGTCAACAGTGGCGAATGGGATGGATTCAATATTGGAATAAATTGGGGAGAAGCAGCCGGGCAAACTGTGCCTTATCCACATGTTCATTTAATTCCTCGACGCAAAGGTGACATGGAAGACCCTACAGGTGGCGTTCGACACGTGATTCCACAACAAGGCAACTATAGAAAATGGTAACTGTGCATGTACCGTGGAGTCCCAAGGCAGGTAGTATTCCTGTTTGGGACGACATCACCATATCGATCATAGAACGATTCGGATTACCTGGGGACAAGTACACTACAGAGTTAACAGATACCTATATGAATTTTATCTTTGATGACGATCGTCAAGGACTTATGTGTCAACTGTTGGTCAGCGACTACGTATGAAAAATATCTCGATAGTTGTCCTAGTGTTTATCGCAATATTTTTGATTGTTATTGGCGATTGGGAAGGACCGGCTGGTAGATATTATCGTTGTGGGGACTTAGACTTTCATCCAGATGTACCTCCTCAGGTTAGGACAGAGTGCAGAAAACTGATCAAAGAAAAACTAGATGAAGAACGCAAAAGAAATCTCGATAACACAGGATATATAACGTGAACACGTGGACCTTGACTATTGGCGAAGATGGTATTTTACCATTACCACAAGATTTATTAGATGAGGCTGGTTGGAAAGAAGGCGATTGTTTAAATTGGATTGATAACAACGACGGTTCTTGGAGTCTTGTCAAAGAGGACTTGACAAATTTCATACATAAAGGTATAATAAACAATGACAACAACTAATCCTAAAGGCTCATGGCCATTTGCTCCTAGCGATGCTCCGGAGCCAACTGCTGAAGAATTAGCCGCACAGCATCTAGCAGAACAACAGAAACTCATCGAAGTTCTTAAATTCACACCACGCACCTATAAGATCAGCATGTGGGGTTACGGTGGCGAGAAGGTTATGGGCACTGCAGATAAAGCTGTATGGGACTACTGTAATGATAACCAAGTTGACTTATCAGAAATTGCGTGGAGTGACGAAGATACTGTACAAGAAGAAATGGGGCTGGATCTAGACTTGTTGCCGTTTCCTCCAGGCTCGTGGTATGAATGCGATGACATGGGCCATATCAATGGTGTGAGTCGTAGTGCAGGCACACTGCAAATTGAAGATGAAACCGGCAACACAGTCTTTGAAAAATCATTAGACGATATTACAGGTGGCGGGTGCGACGGTGAACCAGATTGGTGTTGCGATGATGAAATATGGGCCGGGTCAAAGCCTAAAGGCACCGTAGTGTTTATCGGTAGTAGTAATGAAAAAGGCACATTCTTCGAAGGTGAGATTGAACTAAGAGCACCATTTGACATTACTAAGTTAGAATTACACTACGATGAGTTCGACGGTGAAGATATTATTTCCAGTGTAGTGTATGACGGTGAAGACATCGATAACTTTGGTGGTAGCACAGACGGCAAGAGTTCTGATATGAACATGGTGCTAATTACAGACGAGCAGGGTAATTGGGAACGGTATAGTCCAGAAGAAAAAGATTGGGGACATCCTCCGTGCAGTACTGGCCCGAGTGATTGGGAGAAGTCTCCTAAGTTTAAATTCTCAAAAGTTAAGCCCACAGTAGACGGTTGGTACGGTGCTGTTTGGCGTAGTTTTGGCACTACTTATGGTACACTATACTGGAATGGTACAGAGTTCGGTGAATGGGAATACGGACAATTCAAACCTGTCACAGGTGTAGATACATGGCAAGGTTATAATTGGGACACAAGTTCTTGGGTTAATCAACCCCCAGAGCCAGCAGACGCACAATGTAGTGATAAGAAATGCGGTTGGGTTGGTATGCGTAGCGACATGAGAGAAGATGACGACTATAATAATCATTGTCCGGAATGTGATGGCACAGAATTTGAATGGATTGACTATGATCCAGACACCAAGGAAGGTCGTGCTAATCGTAAAAAGTATTGCAAAGAATGGGATCCAGAAATATCATTGGAAAGAATTATTAAAGCATTTCCAATTGTAGAGGAAAATAAATGAGTAAAATTAAAATAGCAGAACTGTTTTACAGTATCCAAGGAGAAGGACGCTTTATGGGTGTGCCTTCTGTGTTTCTACGAACATTTGGTTGTAATTTTAAATGTGCTGGCTTTGGTATGCCACAAGGTGAGCTAAGTCATGAAGCCACTGATATAGCAGCCACACACGCAATGATTACACCATTTCAAACATACGGTGAACTTCCACTAGTAAGTACAGGTTGTGATAGTTATGCATCATGGATGCCAGAGTTTAAAGATCTTAGCCCAATGCTTACTACAAATGCGATAGCAGAACGTATTATGGAGATACTTCCTTTTAATAAATGGCAGGACGAACACCTTGTAATTACAGGAGGCGAACCTTTGCTAGGTTGGCAACGTGCTTATCCAGAATTGCTAAGTCATCCTAGTATGCTCAAACTTAAAGAAATTACATTTGAAACAAACGGTACTCAAAGACTCACTCCTGAATTTAAAACGTTCTTACAAGAGTGGGGTCAGAATCCCCCATTTGTTTCTAGAGAAGTTACGTTTTCAGTCAGTGCCAAACTTAGCTGTTCGGGCGAAGCTAGACATGAAGCTATAAAGCCAGACGTTGTTTGTGAATATCAAGAAGCAGGGTATACCTATCTTAAATTTGTAGTGGCTACAGAAGAAGACGCCGAAGAAGCATTAGAAACTTTGGATATATATCGAGCAGAAGGGTTTACTGGGCATTGTTATCTCATGCCTGTGGGCGGGGTTGAAAGTGTATACACACTAAATAACCGTCGTGTAGCAGAATTAGCAATGAAACAAGGACTTAGGTACAGTGATCGACTGCAGGTACCTCTGTTTAAAAATGAATGGGGAACTTAATGAATAAATGGATTGAAAAATTATTTGGTATTGACAAGATAAGAGCAGAAGCAGAGCGATCTATAGGTATCGCAGCACAAGCTGCCGAAGCAGCCAAAGCAGCTACTGAGGCTGCTGAACGTGCCACAGAAGCAGAAACACAGGCCAAACTATCACCAAAAGATCGTGCAACACGTAAAAAAGAACCTTGGGTGGGTGTACTCGAAACACATGTCAATAAAGATAATGTGCGTAATGGCTTTTTTGAGCTTGACTGGAACGACCTTTTTGTGTTAAAATTAAAGCAAGAGGGATACGGCGAGGACGGAGACAAGGACGAAGAAATTATAGATCGTTGGTTCCGTGAACTGTGTGCCAATGTAGTAGTTGATGGTGATTTTGGCGGGCCTGTGAACACAGGGTTAATTGACATTAAAACAGTGAAGAAAGATAATCTATGACATATATCTTAGTTGATACAGCAAACACATTCTTTCGTGCTCGTCACGTTATCAACGGTGACGCTGATATCAAACTAGGCATGGCGTTCCATATCACCTTAAACAGTATTCGTAAAGCATGGCAGCAGTTCGATGGCACCCATGTTATCTTCTGTTTAGAAGGTAGATCGTGGCGCAAGGATTTTTATACTCCTTACAAGGCTCAACGTGCCGCTCAACGTGCCGCTCACACAGAAAAAGAAGCAGACGAAGAAAAAGTGTTCTGGGAAGCATTTGATACATTCAAAGACTTTATTGCAGAAAAGACTAATTGTACTGTGCTACAGAATCCACAATTAGAAGCAGATGATTTAATTGCTGGTTGGATACAGACACACCCAGATGATAAACATGTGATCATTAGTACAGACACAGATTTTGTACAATTAATCGCACCCAATGTCACACAATATAATGGTGTGATGGAACATGTTATCACGCACCAAGGAATATTTGATGACAAAGGCAAACCGGTCATTGACAAGAAAACACAAGAACCCAAAGCCGCACCCGATCCAGAATGGCTGTTGTTCGAAAAATGCATGCGTGGTGATACCAGTGATAATGTCTTCTCGGCGTATCCGGGTGTACGTACTAAAGGCACAAGCAAAAAAGTGGGTCTTACTGAGGCGTTCGAAGATCGTAAGAGCAAAGGATATAACTGGAACAATCTCA